AATTTAAACAGAGGGTTAGTATTGTCTAGGATAATCTCCTCAGGCAACTCAGGCTGGTAACCTGTAACCTCTGTACTGTCGTTCTTGTCGCAAATGTAACCCTTTGTGTCCGTCTGAGCGTTGAACGACAATTCAAACTTAGTGGACTTGTCGATACGTACCAGCTTAGAAAGATTTTTCTGTTCAGAAACATCAATCAACGGTACAAACTTATCCCTTGTTAGCTGCATAATTATGCCTCTTTCTCCCAATACACGATATCGCATAAAGCTGATAACGGGCGTTACCAGTCTCACTATAAACCGCTGAACAGTCAGGGATATTTTGCAGCGGTTTAATTGCCTTAATTGTACACGATTTGCCAAAGTCAGGCATATTGTCATTGAGGTATTGCGCTGTTATCCAGTCCGTGCATTTCTCGCCGAACTCCATAGCCTCTAGGTTCACTTTGTCATAACCAGCCGACCAGCTTTTAACGAACGAAATAGAAAACGTGTATTTTCGTTCCTGCGTACCGTCAATAAAAGCGGTGTCTAGGTCGGTGTTAGATACCACATTTACCGATATTTCTCCCTCTTTCATATCGGTAGCGTTGATTTTAAGGCGCTTACCAATCAGCGGGTTAGTCTTTAACCATTCTTGAACCGCTTTAGTCTTACCCTGTATGTTCATTAGATACCTCTCAGAGACTTTCTAAGCCATTCTAAGGCTTATTTATGCCGTTTTCTAAGTACTTACCCGTTTTAGTCTATTGTAAGGCTTAAAACGGCTCTAGTGCCTTTTGTTGAGAAAGTTCGTTCCAGCCCTACACAAATCTTCTAGATGTGCTGCCAAATAGGGCTTATCCCAGTGTGTACTAGCCAATGGGTGGCGTTCTTTTGAGATACGCATACGGTCACCGTAATAGACATAGCGGGCGTATGGCGTGTTATAGGCCACTGCAAACGGCTCAACGGTTGCGCTTGCTGCAAGTATACCCGTGAACATCGGAACGTAGGGTGTCATTCCACGGGCTGCCTCTGTTGCTAGGAAACGCCCTAGAGTAGGGTCTGAGTTAGCCCCGTCAATGAATGCGTAGACTTTTCCTAAATCATGCTCAATCTTTGCCATAGTTGCGCCAATTTCTTTTTATATTTTCTTTAACCTATATTATCTATTTCTAGATTATCTCTTTCTTATAACATATATAAGGGGTATTAAATTTTGGTAGGGGTCTACCAATTTTTGGTAGGGGGGGTCTACCAATTTTTACTACCCCCTACCGATTCCAGTACCCTCTAAATGAATAACGTTCAAATATTTAAGTACGCCTGTACCGTTTTCAATCGCTCCATTTGTCGATAAATCACGTACAGTTTGAACCTCAAAGGCGGGTAACCCGCTTAGTTGCTTTAGAACGTCTGTTCTACTTGAACCAGCGGGAACAACAACGTGCCCTAAAACGACAAAATCACCAATTCCAGCGATAGCCTGAGTACCATTCTCAGCGGGTACAGCGTCTATAGGTATCTGAACCGTGTAGGACTTAGCCGTGACCGCTTGACCGTCTGAAGTTACAGACCTCTGTACCCGCTCAGACCACATAGCAGGGCTGTATACGGTTGCCTTATATGCGTCATACTCCAAATCATGGTGTTCAGCGTCTAGGCGGTTGATAACGGTTACAGTACGGTTTAGTAGGCGTGAAGTGTCGATATTCATTGCTTACCTCGCATTGTTCCAGCAAACACACGCAGAAACAACATCAATCGGCAATAACTCGCAAACCCTAACATAAGCCTCGACCTCAGCTTGATTGTTTGTAGTGCCACCGTTAGCGAAACTGAAAGAATTAACGCCATTGTTGAAACTGGTTACAACTTGACCGCTAGCAATAGCCTTTCTAGCCTCTCTAATGCCGTCTAGACGGTCGATAATTGCCATTGTGGCATTACTTACCGCATCACCCAAACCTTGAGCCTCTAAATCGCTTAGAACGCTTGGAGACTTTAGACGGTTGAGTGTCCATACATCGAGCAAACTCTCAGCCTCAGCCTCAGCCTTAGCAAAATCAGCGGTGTTCAGCTTACCGCCCATAGATACGTATTTGTCATAGGTCAGATACATATAAACGCCTCTTTCTCTAATAAAAAGCCCCTACCTACATTTTAGCAGGCAGGGGCTAAATTGACAGACGGGCTAATTGTTAAGCGGAAAACTTAACGTAAGCAAGTCCAACAGCGTTTGGACGGGTAACGGTTGCGCCGTAGACGTGCAAGCCCTTTACAGCGTCCGCAAAGCGGTCGGTTGGACGGTATGCCTCGGTCTTAAGAACCTGGTTAGCAAAAGTACCGCAAACAGGTGAACCAGCAATAACAGTGAACACGTTAGCAGCAGGGCTAGGAGCGTTATTGGAGGTCTGAATCTCAAAACCAGCAGCACGGTAAACAGTACCCTCAGTGAGACGCTGCTCACCTGCGTCAGAGACTGCGACAAAGCGAGGGTCACGGAGCATAAAGCCCTCAAACTCAGCAGGAACAACGCAAACACGACCAGTCTTAGGCAGGTTAGCTTTGTCCAGCTTAACCTTGAGGTCGATTAGGGTATCGTATGCGTTCTCTTTGGTAATGGTAATAGGGGCTGCGGTAGTACCCAGTTTAACGCCGCCCTTAGCAGCAAGAACGCCAGCGAGATACTGGTCGGTAGAGTCAGCAAAGGAATTGCCAGCCTCAGTGGTAGCGCCGTCAATAAGGTTAGCCTTAGACTGTGCAGCGTCAACGTCATCAACGGAAACATTGAAGTACTCAGCCTTATCAATAACGAGGGTCTGGTCTTCAACGTTTACAGCGTCAGGGGCTGCAATAGCTGAACCCTTAGTATAAGGCTTAACGGTTACCTTACCGATAGAGCCGATGTGGACGGTGTCTCCCGCCTCGGTAATCTCGCCCTCGTAATCGGTGTTAAACAGCTTGTTATAAACAAGTGCCTTATCGAGGGAATCGAGAATCTTAGCAGACCAAATCTGTGGAACAAACTTTGTAGTTGCCATGTTAGAACCCCTTACTTGTTCAGTAACTTGTTAATTTCGTCCATGTGCTTGCGCACATCTTCCACGCTCATACCCTTAACCTGCTCTAGTGACTGAATAGGCTGAACGCCCTGAGCCGTTGGCTCACCCATAGGCATTTTCTGCGGGTCAGCCTGTGGGTTGGCAAAGATACCCTTATCATCACCTGTGGCGGTCTTGAGTACGTCCGCAATGCTCATATCAGGGTTAGCCTTAGCGGTTGCATAAGCAGCGTTAAAAATTGCGTCTCCTACAACCTTAGAAACGAACTTCTTAGAACCAATTTCAGCGTCAAACTTAGCCCTAAAATCGGAACGGCTAGCGGTCTCAGCCTCTTTGTTCTTGCGCTCTGTTTCTGCTTTCTCATACTCAGCGATTTGAGTTTTGAGGGCTTCAATTTCCTCAGACTTAGCAGGGTCTACCTTTGAGGCGCTTTCAAGTGCAGCGTTAGCCTTTTCCAGCTGTGTCTCAAGTTCTTTAACCTTAGCAGCCTTAGCCTCGGTTTCAGCCTTGGAACGGTAATTCTCAAGAACTCCGTTCTTAATAGCTTTCATCTGCTCTTCTGTGACCTCAATACCCTGAGCCTTTAGAATGTCCTGAATGTCCTGCATTGCAATTCTCCCGTCTAAGTTGACTTTTTAACCGCTCACTAAGCGGTACACGGTAGCTACATAAAGACGTAGCCTCTGAGAAACATTGTACAACACTTCTCAAAGGCTTTCTACAAGGCTATTTAGTTGTTTTACGGGTAAGTTATCCAGCCGTGGCAATATAGGGGCTTAGAACGCCTTAGAACAGGCTTAAAAAGTAGTCTCCTAGTTCAGTTGCGTCTGAAAAATCGACCAACCACTCTTTAGTATCGCTATCCCATATAGCGCCGAACTCTTTTAACAAGTCACGGAACGGGTATGTACGCCCTTTTATAACAGTCACCCCGTCCAACTCAGACGGGATAACCTCAATGTCGCAATTTATAACGGCTTGATAGAGTTTCTCAGCTTGAGCGGGTGAAACGTCATTCATCATCTAGGCTACCTACAATGCTAATAAAGTAGTCTAGTCCGTTATCAGTCCAATGAACCCCTAGCGGTTGTAGTTCAGTTGAACCGTCTGAACGCTTTACGGGCTTGTACCAAACGTAAGCGCCCCCGCTAGCCCGTACCCTATCACCTAATAGCGGTGAAATATCTTCATGTTTTGGTAGTACGGTATCATCACGGCTTTTAGATACCATTACATACGCCTCTGTTAGCTTTGAATAAGTACGCTCCATATCTCCCCCTATGGTATGGCGGGGCTTTTGCACCCCGCCTAGTCCTTTCTTACCACTCGTAAACAAACAGGTATTTGTAGGTATCTTCAAAACATTCAAAGGGTAAACCGTTAGGACAATACTTTATGTCGCAACCCTTTTCCATGGTAACGCTATCGGCGGTCAATCCGAACTCTTCTAGGTCGTTCTCGCAATTAAAAACCTGCTTGAAAATCATTTCTGTTTCATGGAACAGATAAACGGTAACGCTTTTAATACCCTGCTTTTTAATAATCTCTGTGTACTTTTCTGCGTCTGTCATACTGTTTCCTTTCGTGTCGAGGTTTGACCTTGTGTCTCCCTCTTTGTTGGTAACAACTATACGCCGTGTGTTGCGTGTTGTCAACAACAATTCAGTAAATATTTTTCATCACATTTCCTACACATAAGAAAACACCCACGGGTGAAAGGAGTAGCCCCGTGGGTGGTATGCCTTGTATTGTAAGGCTATTTAGCGGGCTTGTAAACCGTCACACGCTCCATGTGAGGCTTTATACCAGCTGCACGGCTTTCAGCCCTGTAGAACCTTGTAGCGTCTCTGATATCGCTATCCAGCCCCGCCGTATCTGCTCCCGCTGCCTGTAGAACGGCTTTCTCAACGTACTTCTTACGTATAGCGGTCTCCATTCTGCGTTGATACTGCGTGAACTGATACGCCGTCATATCACCGTTTGAGGTGTGTACTATCCTCTGAGACTGTTCACGTAGTTCTTTAAGCTGTGAACGGCTCTGAGCGGGTCTAGATAGCCCTAAAATAATCGGCGTGGTGGTGTGGTGGCAGTTGTAGCCGTGAGCAATAGGGCGGGGTAAACTCTCGTTTAACCTCTTGAACTCAGCATGACTATATTGCTTGCCCTGATATGGCAAGTGGTCGGCTGCGCATAGACCATGAGCAGATATCTCAACACCGTTAGCGCCGAACGCTACGCCTACTTCTTCACGGGCTTTTTGCATTGTCATGCGGTAGTTATCGTAGACGTTACCGCTTACCGCTGAGTACAGTTCACGGGTAACACCGCTAGGGTAGAACACTCTAACGCCTCTTTGAGCCATTCTAGCGGTCATACGCTTGATTGACTGTACATAGTTCAATTCTCCCGCTTGCATGGCTGAGACTGCCTCCTGTAGGCTCTCACGGTATGCCTGCGCTATAGGAACGATACGCCCCTGTGGGTTGACTAGACCCATAACAGACGTTGAAAACATTGTTTCTATTGTGTGAACGGTTGAGCCTAAACCAGTCTCTAGGGCTGTACTTGCTGCGTATAGGTCACTCACGCTCTGAAACGTTCTAGCATTTGCAGCGAATAGCGGGGCGCTCCATGCGTCAATATCGTCTGAACCGTTAGCAAACACACGCCTAGCCCGCTTAGTAAGCAGGTTAGACGTGTTATTAGCGATTGTGGCAATATCCACTAGACCAACTAAAGACCACTTAGCAACGTCCGAATAGGTAGTGTTTTCGTCTACCCTCTTCAAGTGCTTAGCTATCACCATAAGAATAGCCAACTCACCCGCTAGGGCTGCTAGTTCTATCCCTGTACGGTCTTTGTCATTCACTATTCAACCTCTTCAAACAGTGGGTTCGTAGGCTTAGACGCTGCAATTTCCTCTACCCTTTGCCTTGCAACCTCAGGGCTTTCACCCATAACCAGCATACGATAGTCTACTGCGTCCGTTGCGCCGATTGCGTTACCTGCAAGAATGGCGTTCTGTTGGTCGCTGAACGTGTTGATATATTCATCGCTCCACTTGTACTCTACATCGTAATCACCAACGGGCGTTACGTTGTAGTAATTGTAGATTGCGTTCCAGCTGTAGACCATATCATCAAGATAACTCTCAGCAACCTTACGCCCTGTCTCAATGAACGACTGCGTTTTTACGGTTGCTTTACGCACGTTATCCACATTCTGATACGCCTGTTCGTTTAGGTTGGATAGAACGCCCGAAGAAATGCCTACACACTTCTCAACCTCTTGATATTGTTTCTCTAGCGCGTCAATGTAAGGCTGTAGCTGAATAATCGGCGCCCATTCGTTCAGTAGTGAACCGTCTGAACCTGTACCCTGCATTGTCATAAATAGGCGCTCTCTACCCTCTGGTAGCTTTAGACGGGCGTTTACAATCGCACCGTCTGCGTCTCGCTGGTAGTCCTTGACGAACAGAGACCTATCAGCAAACACGGCTTTCTCGGATAGTGCAAACTCAGCATGCATTTTGTCGATTAGGTAATGAATTTCTTGAATAGGCTTAGACGCACCGTAACAAATCGGTGTGCCTTTTTGTGCGTTAGGGTTTTGAGGGTTGAGCGTGAATGAACGGTAACGACCAATTAGTAAGCGGTCAACGTTAGGAATTATCCATTCAGCCTGCTCACCATATGCAGCCCAGTCGGGGAATTGCTTAAAAGCGTCATCATCTTGAATAACGCCGTTCTTAGCTACATACGTTCTATAGCGGTTAGCGAACGTCTGAGAGCCGTCATAGGCGGTGTAAGGTACTAACTCAATCAGTCTTAACAGTGTCCACTTAGCGCCGTTACGCTCTTTCTTTTCGTCCACGATATAGATACAAGCGGTAATCTCTGACCCGTTAGCGCCCAAAATAGCGAAGTTCTCAGCGGTCACGATTGAGTTATACATTGAGCGCCCGTTCCATGCGGGAACAGTGATACAGTCACCCGTCAGAAACGCCATAGAGCAAACGTTTGTAAAGCTGTCTCGTACAAAGTCCGTACTAACACGGTCAAGCGCTACGGCTCTGTCCGATTGTCCTACAACAGGCATTGTAAACTGCATTGTCATAAGATTAGCGAGGCTCTCAGATACCATACTCTCTACTGAAAACTCTTCACCTTTGCGCCCGCTGTCTCTATATGCCTGTGATTGCTCCATGCCTTGAATACGTCTACCCAGTGAACGGGCTATGCTGTCAAGTAGTGAATTGATTAGACCCATAGTGTAAGCCTCTCTAGTTCATGTCTAATAAGTCGATACCGATTGTCTCAATAAAGTAACGCATTGCGTCACATGAATGGTCGTTTTCTTTGATAACGGTATCACCTTTACCCTGCCATGAGTATACACCCAACTCAGATATAAGCCCTGTACAGGCGGGCGATATGATTAGTTTATGCTGGTTCATTAAGGTAGTAACGTGTTGTATACCGCTTAGGACATCATTCTTAGCGCCTCGAACGTTGTAAAAGCCCTCTTTGCGTATCAACTCAATCAGACTAGAGGCGCTAGGGTCTACTATGACTTCATCGACCCATAAGCCTTTGAACATCGCTTTAACGTTAGCCCAATGTTCCTCATCGGTTAAACGTCTCTGTTCCTCTTTGCTGTCATATCGGTATTCACGGAAACAATACGCTACCCCATTACGTACAACCCATAGCAGGGCTGCAAACGGGTTGGTAATTCCATAGTCGATAGATTAAACACATCTGACGCTGCCGACGATACTCAAT